CCTGTCGATCCGGAGTACTTGCCAGGGGTAATGGATGTATTGAATGCGGAATGGCGAGTCGGATCGCATTATGGAATTCACTACTATGCGAAGAATCCATACGGCGACGACATCCCTTTGGGGACCGCACTCAATGACTTTGTCGCGGATGCCATTGTTCGGGAACATAACCATAGATTGAATGAATCGAAGGCGATACGGAATGGCGACTGAAGTAGAACGCAAGGCGATGGTCATGGAATCGCTTATGGAAAGACAGTGCGCATTCTTTTTGGAGCCGAAGAATCATATGCCCGTAGAGGGCAGGCGATTTTGGTTTATTCCTGTGCTCCAATGCGTGTTCTGCCGGGGGCAATGGGTGCCGCTGACGGGGGTCGAGCTGCGTCGGCCGCGGAATCGGGTATAGTTCTCTACGTGAGGCGAGCGGACGGCCTCGAACCGCAGGTCAGAGCCTAGGAAGGGGTGCGGATCATGCCCGGTGCAGCGAAGCGCAATCCGAACGTCAGCCCGAAGAACATCCAAGTTCGAACGATTCCCCGGAATCCGCTGTCGACCTCGGATATCGAGGCGGCGAAGATCCTCGCGGTGCACGCTACCGGTGGGATCACGGTGACCGGTCCGGTGGCGATCTCGAACGGGATGCAGCAGCCCGGCACGAAGGTCACAAACGCCGCGACGTTGTCCGGCGGAACGCCCGGTCGCACGCAGTAGACTCCGATCGACAGAATCCAAGCGGGGACGCTCGCAGCGGACGCGACTGATCGGGCCCTATCGAGTTACGCCATCGTATTCTGATCGCAATCGGTAACGCGGACGGCAAGCGCTGGATAGGGCAGCAAACTCCAAACACAGGCGCCTGTCGACGTCCGTAAGTGCGATTTCCTGCTGTTTGGACTAAACGGAAGGCGGAGGGAACACGCCGACCGAACGGGGTTGCTGACTTCCTTCCCCCGAGAAGGTGGCCCCGGCGAAAGGCCCGAATGAGCTCGTTGGTAGCAGAGGTGACTACCGGCTGAAGCTCTTCGGGCCTTTCGTGCGTCTAGGGTAAGATCGCGGTAGGGAATGGCAGGCACGTCTAATTGGGACCCGACTAGCCCCGGGACAATCCAAGGGTATGCCTGCCATTCGCGCACCTAAGGGCTAGCTAAAGGGGTTTCGCCGTGCTTACTGAGATCTTTACCGCTTTGGGGTTACTCGTATCGAACATAGCGGGGGTAGCGCAGCCTGCCGGACCGGCCGAAGAGTCTGTGCCGGGCGCCTACCTCACTGGGTATTCATATTGGGATAACACTCCTCCGGGCTCGTCCGAGATCAGCAATCCCGTGTTGCATCCGCGCGCCGGGGGAGTCGGCAGCTACGGCGACCCGATCACGGTCGCCGTCGGGCACGACATGCGCTCCGGAACGGATGTGCTCGACTACGCGGAGGGAACGCGGTTCTACTTCCCGTCAGTTCGCCGCTACGGGATCGCGGAGGACACGTGCGGCGACGGGCCCCGACCGGACCTCCGCGCCTGTCACGCGCTGAATGAGCGGGGCAACCCGGCGCCTCCGGGCTCGACGCGCTGGCTCGATCTGTGGGTAGACGGGGCAGAAGCCTCCCGAACCGTGTCGGACTCGTGCATGGATTCGCTGACCGGCGTCCGAGGAATGCTCGTCAACCCGAAGCGCGGATACCCCGTCGCCTCCGGTAGCGCCATCGTGCACGACGGGGTGTGCGATGACGGCTACTCTTAACAAATGGGATATTCTCGACTCTGACGAAGTCGGGTGGAAGCCTCACCCGAAGCAGGTCGAGGTGGTGTCGTCGAGCGCGCGTAACCGGGTGGTGTCCGCGGGGCGTCGATTCGGGAAATCTGATATCGGCGGGCACGAGCTGATCCCGGAAGCGTTCCTGACTTTCTCGCAGCGGGTTCAGCTGAAAGAGGAGAACAAGCGCAGGGAATTTTGGATCGTGGGGCCGGAATACTCGGACTCCGAGAAGGAGTTCCGGGTTATCTACAATTCAATGAAGAAACTCGGGATGCCGTTTGATAAGCCCGGCACCTACTACGACGCGATTCACGGATCGATGCACATATCGGCTTGGGATGGCGTATTCCAGGTGCACGCGCAGTCGGCGAAGATCCCGGATACCCTGGTCGGCGAGGGGTTGTCCGGAGTGATCCTCGCGGAGGCTGCGAAGCTGAAAGAGCGCGTCTGGACTAAATTCATCCGGCCGACGCTGTCGGACTTCGAGGGTTGGGCGCTGTTCAGCTCGACGCCGGAAGGCAAGAATTGGTTCTATGACGCGTATCGGAAAGGTAAGGACCCGAAGAATCCCGATTGGTCTTCGTGGCGCTGCCCGGCGTGGCTGAACCCGTATGTATACAAGACGCCGACGCGGACCGCTCACGTCAAGAAGCTTCAGGCCTTGATGAAGGACGATAACCCGCGGTATCGGAGCATGTCCGTCGGCGATATCGTGCAGGAATTCAATCTGATCATCGACTCCGAGATTCAGTCGCTGATTATGGACATTACCGAGGAGTCCTTCAATCAGGAGATCGGGGCGGACTTCTCCGAATTCGTCGGTCGGGTGTTCAAGAACTTTGACGAAGAAGTGCATGTCGGAGACTTCGTTTTCGATCCGACCTGGGAGACGTACGGGGCGGTCGACTACGGATTTACCAACCCGTCGGTCTGGCTGCTGATTCAGGTCGGACCGTGGGGCGATGTGCGAGTGCTCGACGAAATGTACGAGCCGGGCCTCACTGCGGAGGAGTTCGCGAAGGAGATCAAGCGTCGCGGGTTGTGTCCCGAAGGTCTGCGCACGTTCTATCCGGACCCCGCTTCGCCGGGCGACACGCGGCAGCTGGAGTCGATTCTTAAGGTGCGCTCGACCGGCGGGACCGGAGGCGAGCTGAAGCCCCGGCTCGACCGGATCAGGCAGGCGCTGAAAACGCGACCCGTGACGCTGCCGGTAGACCACCCGGATCGGCATCCGGAGCTGACGATAGATCGCCGGTGCGTGAACATGATCAGGGAGATGAACGACTACAGGTACCCTGAGAAGCGCAGTCAGCAGGACACGAATCACGTAGAGGCTCCGATGAAGAAGGATGATCACGCGCCGGAAGCATTGGGAAGGTTCTACGCAGGGAAGTTTGGTACTCCGGATCGGATTGCGTCGCAGGCGCGCACGAGTTCGGCGTTTAAGGGCGGTCGGGAGAAGTCTCCTTTGGGCAGGACAGAGTCCGGGATTTATATTCCAGGGAGAAGGTAACAGGGAATGGCAATTGACCCTTACGCGAGCGGGGTACCGTTGTTCGGCGGAGCTCCGTCGCACGTGTCGTCGGACGAAGACAAGAAAAGACTCCAATCGTACGAGCTGTACGAGAACATTTTCCGTTCGACCCCCGGCGTATTCAAGCTGATGCAGCGCGGGTCCGATTCGGCACCGATCTACCTCCCGATGCCGCGCACGATCATCGAATCGACAAACCGTTTCCTGGCCGTCGACTGGAACTATTTCGTCGATCCGACGATTGGCTCGACCGAAGACCAAACGCTGATGGGGTCGATGCTGCGCTCGCTGTTCGCGCGCGAGAAGATGTATTCGAGGTTCGCGACGCAGAAGCGCTACGGGCTCGTCCGCGGCGACACGGTGTGGCACGTGATCGGGAACTTGGCGAAAGTGCAGGGCACGCGGGTGTCGGTCCGCGAAGTGTCGCCGTCGAACTACTTCCCGATTTTCGATCCGGACGACAGCGAGAAAGTGATCGGGGTGCACCTGGTCGATCTCGTGCCGGATCCCTCCGAATTCAAAAAGGACCCGCTGACGAAGAAGCAGGCCGCCCGTCGGCAGACGTACCGGAAGATCGACAATCCGGACGGCACGAGTTCGATCACGACGGAGCTGACGATCTTCGAACTGGCGGCTTGGGATGACCGGAACCTGAAGCCGAGCGACCTGAAGCCCCTGGTAAAGGTGGTGCCGGTAACGCCGCTCGACCCGAAAATTACCTCGATTCCGGTTTACCATATCCCGAATAACCGGATACCGGGTTTCCATTTCGGGATGTCGCAGATGCAGGGGATCGAGCGGGTCATCGGAGCGATCAACCAGTCTATTTCCGACGAAGAGCTGACGCTCGCGCTTCAGGGTCTCGGGCTGTACGTCTCGACGGCCGGACCGCCGGTAGACGGGGTGACTAGGGCACCGGGAGAGTGGGACCTCGGACCGGGTCAGGTCGTCGAGCTGACCGGGCCGGAAGACCGTTTCGAGCGGATCACCGGAGTGACTACGGTAGCGCCGATGATCGAGCACATGAAGTTCATTGAGAATTCGATGCTCTCGTCTCTCGGACTGACGGACGTCGCGACCGGCGACCGGTTCGACGTGACGACGGCGGAATCCGGCATCGCGCTCTACCTTCGGCTCGCTCCGCTGCTGACGGCGAACGGGGAAAAGGAAATGGAGATGTTCGGCGAATACGACCACCTTTTCTGGGACCTGGTGCACCAGTGGTTCCCGGTCTACGAGGGAACGAACGCCGCGATTTCGTGCGAGGTGGTCACGATCGCCGGTGACCCGATGCCACGAGATCATGCCGCGGACGTCGCCGAAGTTGTCTCGTTGTCGACGTCGACACCGCCGATCGTGACGATCGCGGAAGCCCGCACGCGCCTAACGAAATTGGGATGGGACCTCGAAGTCGACGCCGCTACCGGTTTCGCCGATTCCGCGAAGGTGATCGCGGAACAGGCCTCACTTTCGAACGCGCTGTATCCTGATCCTCAGAACCGGTACCGCGAAGAGTTAGACGAGTCGGGCGCGGCAGCAGGCGGGGGAACGGCAACGGCTCCTTCTCCGACTCCGGTGATTCCAGTCGCACCATAGGAAGGGCTAGCTATGACGAAGGAACGAGTCGACTTAGGACCAGTGTTCGAGGCACAGTTCGGAGGGACGTGCGCGGGGTGCGGGAGCGAGTTCTATCCTGATGAGGAAGTGCGCTACTCCGACGGCGAGGTGATCGGGCAGGCGTGCTGTGGCCAGGATCTCGAAGACGCTAACCGCGACACCGTTGCGCAGTGGTCGGCGAAGGTGCAGTCATGACGGATTTCGAGCCGACGCCGGATTACGAACTCGTGATGCCGTTCGTGACGGTAATCTCGAAGGGTGGCCCGCACGACGACGCGTCGTATTGCGCTGGTTGGGAAATGGGGAAACTCGATCTGAATCTTGCCACGCTGAAAGTGCATGGGGAGATCTCTTATACCCTCCATTTTACCCTGCTGACCGAAAACGCTGCGCAGATCGACCTGATCGCGGCGAAGCACGGGTACGTGTCGGAAATTGGGCCGTGCGGAGTAGAGGGCTGGTCCGAGGTCAACCTGTCGCGGACGGGGGTGCAGTCATGAGCGAGTTCCGGAAGGCTGCCCCCGAAGAGTACAAACACGAGGAAGAGTTTCGAGCTGCTCTCGTGAAGTACATCGAAGCGATCGACTTCGCTACTCCGGGCGCAATGCTGACGGACTTTATGATTCTGACCGTCGAGCGAGACCTCAATCACCCGAATATGGCGACGACGGCCTACGTCCCCTGCTCGACAACGCTCATGGTCACGCAAATGGGAATGGTGAGGTACGTCGATCGCCTTCTCGAAACCAGGATTGCGCGCGGGAGCGGACTGTACGAGGAGGGCGACAGTGACGACTAGCGCGCGCCGGAAGATCGCCGAATTGAAGAGCGATCCGATCTCGGAATACGTGCAGACAGCGCTGCGTCGGCTCGCGTGGGAAAACGACGTAGAGATTTGCGGGTTCATTCGAGTTAAGGAGGATGCAGCCGGACCGCACATGATCGTGCACCCGATGGAGAATGTCTCGCATCATCCGAAGAAGTTCTTCGATATGGATGATGCCGAGCTGATCGAGTATTACTCCAATCACATCGATCAGACGGTTGGGGTTTATCATTCGCACCCGTCCGGCTCGAACGTTCCCTCGCACTACGACTGCGTGCACGCACCGAAGGGGATGCGGTACTTCGTCGTAACCGCGGACGCACTCTACGAATGGGATCTGACCGGTGACACACCCCGATCCGTCGAGTGACCCCGACAAAAAGGTCTGGCTTAACCCGCTGATGCGGGTTATTCAGCGTTCGGACGTCGATATGCGCCGGTTGCTGCGCGAAACAGCCGACCGTGCGGCGGCTGACGTCGAGCGTCTCGCCCTGAAGCCCGGAATCGGCGCCAGTGTGCGCGCCGGGCAGCTTCACGCCGTTAGAGCGGCTCTGACGGGCTCTCTCGGGGACCTCTGGCGAGCGGCGGGCAACCTGACGAAGGCGAATCGGCTGAAAGCGATCGCGGAAGCGATGCGCGTCGGGGCGGATTGGGACAAGAGGGTCTTCGGGATCGCGATGAGCGATGCGCTACGCAATCAGCTGAAGCTCGGGGTGACCGCGACGGCCGATCGCAACACCCGGCTGATGCTTCAGCGCTACACGCACGAGACGATCCCGCTCTCGGAGAAGGTCTACCACTCCGAGAAGCTCGCAGGAGGTTGGGTCGATCGAGCGGTCAATCAGGCGCTAGGCCGCGGACTGTCGGCGCGCGAACTAGCGAAGGAAGTGCGCTCGCTGATTAAGCCGGACGTTCCGGGAGGGGTCAGCTACGCGGCGATGCGCCTCGCACGGACGGAATTGAATAACGCGTACCACTACGCGGCGATTCAGGATAACCAGGACAAGCCGTTCGTCGACAGTTTCGCGTGGAAGCTATCGAAGTCGCACCCGCGCGTGGATAAATGTGACGAGTACGCGGCGGATTCGCCGTACGCGAAGGGTGAGGTTCCCGATAAACCACATCCCCAATGTTTTTGCTACGTCGCCGCGCAAGTAATCGACGAAGACGACTTCGTAGATAACTTCAAGAAAGGCGACTACGACGATTACCTGACCGATAAGTACGGCTTGTCCGACGCCGACTTCCCGGACGAGCCGAAGAAGCCTGTTCCGAAGAAGATTACCCAAAGGCCAGCGCCGAAAGCGAAAGTTGACGAGAAGCCGTCCTTTGGTGCGGCAGGCGGGAACACGCCTCTTTCGAAGAAGCCGGTCGCCGTCGTCGTGGCGCCTGGGCATACCGAACCGAAATCCGCACCCTCTGTTCCAGCTGCGGAAGCGCTGCTCGACTCGAAGGGCAGGCTGACTCGTGCAGGCGCTCGCGCGCAAGCTATCCGGGCTGTCGACACGACGAAGGGGACGAAGGAAGAGCAGGCCAAACTGATCGAGATCATGACGAACTCGTTCACCGGCGTCCGCGAGCAGGATGCGCGGCGAGTCGACGTCGCACAGGTCGGCGGGTTGCCCGCGGAGCACAAGACGGCGGCCGGTCTGTTCGTGAAGGAAAACGCGACCGGACACGGCACGATGTACGTCAGTCCAAAGTCTTTCGACGAAGGAGTATCCGAATGGGAAAAGAGCGGATTCTTCTCTGACACCGGGATGCCAATGATTCAGCGCGTAATCGACCATGAATTTGGTCACGGGATTCATTTCTCTCAGGACCCTTATGGATTAGGGTTCAGCATGTTCCGTGCGATCTCGAACGCTATGCCAGGAGCGGTGAAGCCGGGTGGCGGCCTGAACGACGTTGAATGGATACACAAATTCGTTGAATTGAACAAGGATCGAATTGTCAACCAGGTCGGGACGTACGCCGCGAAGAATGATCACGAGTTCATCGCCGAGTTGTGGGCGACGTTCCGGGGGAAGCGACCGACAGCACTTTCCAAAATCGTAGGAGACTACCTCACGAGAGATCCGAGTCAAGATGATTGAGTTCGCTCCTAAAATGAAAGACCTGACGCTGATGCTCGCCCGGATCGAGAATTATCCGGAGTCGATCGATCGGACGGAAGCGCTGACGAAGATCCGGCATCAGATAGAGTTACTGAAGAAGCAAGGGCTCGACTCGAAAGGGAACGCATGAAAAACACCAGGGTTCGACTTCTCGCGGTACTGACCACGGGGCAGCCGGTCTACTCGATTTCCGGAGCGGAGGGCGAGGAAGGCGAAGGCGCGGGTGACGGAACGGGCGAGTCCGGCGACGAAGGCGGAGAAGACGACGAGTCCGAAAAGGACAAAGACGGGAAGCCGGTCCCGAAGGGGAAGTCCAAGAACAACCCGGAAACCGCGAGGCTCGTGCAGGAAGCCACCGTGCGGCGGCTGGAGAACAAGGCTCTCACGAAGAAGATCGAGGAACTCGAAGAGGCGACGCGTCAGGCGGGCCTGAAAGACGCGTCCGAGCTGGAAAAGATGAAGTCGGATCTCGCGAAGCTTCAGGCCGCGGACGCGAAGAAGACCGCTGCTCTTCAGACGAAGGCCCGCGAGAACGCTGCGATCATCGCGAGCCGGAAGCTGAAGCTGGATTGGGCCGACGACGAAGACGTGCTGCTCTACCTCGCGAAGGCGGACGGCGTCGAGGTAGACGACGACGGCACGGTGACCGGCATCGAAGAGGCCCTGAAGAAGCTTTCGAAAGCCAAGCCGCATTGGCTGAAGAAGGCCGAAGAGGATAAGCCGAAGGGTCCTCCGGGCGCATCCGGCGGGAATGTCGGCGGTTCGGGCAACGGTCGCGGAAACGGCACCGATCGGTCGGCTATGGAGGCGAAATACCCCGGGCTGAGCACGGGAAGGCGTCGATAAACGCCCGTTTAGACCCAATGTAGCCTCGCTCCCGGTCTTCAGTGTAGGATCGGGAGCGAGTGCCATCTAGGGGTTCAATTCCACGCATTACAGGGCTGTAAAAGTTGGTCCGTAGCGGCAAGGCCCGCGCGTAGACCGTTGGTGTTTACCAAACAACGATCTGACAAGCGAAGGGGCCTAATGTCTCGCTATGACAAGTATGACCCGTATTCCGGGGGGTTCCGCGCCGTTTTGGCGGCGGACTTCGGATATACGGCTGGAAAGCCGGATCGGGCACACGCAGATCTCGGTAAGCTCTTCGCCGTCGGGGTTTCGACTTCCGGGCTTCTCGGCAAGTTCGATTCCGTTACGACTTTCACAAACTTCGTCGGGGTGATGATCCTGACTTCGCCGAAGGCCGCGGGTGACACTGTCGATGTGATCACTTCCGGTGAGATCACTGAACTGGTGGACGCAGAGATCAAGACGGCCGACACGCTGGCCGCGGGTCAGAATCTCTACGCCGACACCACCGCCGCTTCCGCGGGCAAGCTCACCACGACGGCGACCGCGATGCGCAAGGTCGGGTTTACGCTCGAACTCAACGCGACGTCCGGTAAGGCCCGTCTCGTTGTTCGCGTCCAGACTTCAGGGACCGGGGCATGATGACTGACACCAAAGTCAATCCGTTCGTGCGTCAGCCGATCGGTTTCGCGAACGGCAAGCCGATCTTCTCGATCCGCGGCGCCGACGGCCCTTCCGGCTACAACACGGAAGGCGATCTTCTTCAGCGCACCGCGGACGGTCGCGATCTCAACGAACTGTGGGTGGAGTTCAACGCGACTCTTTCCATTTTCAACGAGCGTCGCACTACGATCGTCGACGCGCTGACTTTCCCCGTTCAGTCCGTCATCGAAGACGTTCCGCAGGTCGGTTCGTTCGACTTCGATGACGCTTCGGAGTTCGGTGTCCCGACCGGCACGCGAGTCGAGCTTTCCATCTTCTCGCTCGGTTACGACTTCCGCGACTACGACAAGGCGACGCGGTTCACGTGGCGTTTCCTGCGTGACGCCCCGGCGTCGCACATCGAAGCTATTCACAACGGAATGTTGGAAGCGGACAACCGTCTTCTGTTCCGTCGGGTGATGGAAGCGCTGTTCGACAACCGGAACCGGAATGCGAACATCACGGGGCAGAACTACACCGTGTACGCGCTCTACAACAACGACGGCACCGTGCCGCCGCCATACAAGAACACCACCTTCGCGAGCACGCATACGCACTACACGGTGTCCGGCGGGGTCCTGATCGACTCGGGCGATCTCGAAGCGCAGTACAGCCTGATCGCGGAGCACGGCTACGGCGCCGAGCAGGGCACTACGTTCGTGTACATGGCGAACGCTGCGATCGTCAACCAGATCCGCAAGTTCCGCGTCGGAGTCGTGAACAACAACTCTGTCGTCGCGAACTACGACTTCATTCCGTCGGCGACGCAGCCGACAATGATCATTCCGAACTCGGATGGTCTTCTCGGCAGCCTGCCTCCGACAACCTGGAACGGCCTTCCGGTCGTCGGGTCGTACATGGGAATCCTGATCATTCAGGAGGACTACATTCCGGCGGGCTACGGCCTGATGGTCGGTTCGGGTGGTCTCGGCAATCTTCAAAACCCCGTCGGCATCCGCGAGCACGCGAACGCGGCGTACCGCGGTCTGCGGCTCGTGCCGGGCAACCAGGTGGCCTACCCGCTGACCGACTCGACGTACTGCCGGGCGTTCGGCACGGGTATCCGGCAGCGCGCAGGCGCAGCCGTGATGCAGTACAAGGTCGGTAACGGCACGTTCACCGACTACGACATTCCCGCTGTTTTCCAGCGCGGTAACGGGAACGGGTGATCGCGTGAGTCGTCAGGTTGACATCACGAAGCCACTGTCGGACCTCGATCGGGCGTACCTGACCACGTACGGGCATCACCGTGAGATCGCTCTCGCGGACGAGATGTCCGGCGAGGGTCCGGCCGTCGCGGACCTCGAACAGGGTCGCACGGACAAGGGGTACCCCGAGCAGGGTGAGGACGAGTCGAACGAGGAATGGGTTAACCGGCTGACGGTTCCCGAACTTCGCGCGGCGATCACGGACCTCGCGGAGGAGGGCTACGAGATCGACAAGAACGAGAAGAAGGCCGGTCTTCAGGCCATTCTCTTCGATCTGATCGAGCCGGAAGCGCCGCAGGCGTAAGGAATACCCGCTACGGGCCGGATGACTTGCAAAGGTTGTCCGGCCCGTTTTGGTAAGGGAAAGAGAAATGGCTCTTTACGCGAATCGTTGGGGACCGGAAGGGATCACCTATCCGGACGGTCGCCCTGCCGTCGGGCAGTCGGTAGAGATCGTCAGTATCGAAACGTCCATTCTCGCAACGCTCTATAGCGATCACCTGAAGTCGAGCACTGTCGAAAACCCGACGCATTGTGACTCCCTAGGCAACTTGGTTTTCTTTGCAGATCCTGGGGATTACTACTGCGTGGTCAATGCATTCCGGTTCGACGTGACGATCGTCGATCACCCGGACGAGCCGTCGGGCGGTAGCGGGGGCGACGGAATTACTGTTGAGCAACTCGAACGTGCGACACGGTGGCATCACGTGCAGAGTGAACCCCTCGCAGACTGGCAGATGGATCATCCTCTCGGGTACAAGCCCGCAGGAGTGCAGGTGATTACCGATCAGGTTGTTCAGGTAGGACTGTCCTATCCATCCGATGGGCGAGTGATCGCGCACCACGATTCCCCGACGACCGGCGAAGCTTACTTCAGTTAGGAAGAAAAATGTTTTCTATCGTTAGTCTTACCAGTGAAGTTATTTCGGAAACCACCGAATGGACTTTCGAACCCCCGGAAGGCAAACGTTTCGTTAGCGTTTGCTGGGATTGGTCTCCGAACGGTGAGCCGACTTTCGACCGAATGAAAACGTTTCATTCGATTTCTTCGGGAGAAAACTGGTATTTCAAGGCAGTCCACGATGGCTCGACGGATGCAAACAACATTGTTCTTGTCGTTGTCTTGGCGGTTGTCGTTGACGCGACCGAGTGGGAAGAGACTGCCTGATGGTAGATATTCGCTGGAGTCAGAATACTGATGCCAATCAAAAGGAACTGAAGAACCCGCGATTGCACCAGGTGTCAGGTTCGCCAGGGACGCCGGTTGAGGGACAAGTGTGGTGGAATACGGCCACGCACGAAATGATGGTGTACGACGGTACGGTGTCAACGAAGCCGCACGCGTCGGACTCGTTGCTGCTCGGGGGTCAGGCGCTAGCCTACGTACTGTCTCGGGTAAACCACACTAATCAGCAAACGGCTTCCACGATCTCTGACCTTGCAACAGTCGTGAAGGCGTACAGGCTCGACGAATTTGTCGCGCCGAACGTCGACTTGCCGATCGGTTCGCACAAGATCACTGGTCTTTCCGACGGCACCGCTCCGACGGACGCCGCGACGAAAGGACAGATGGACGCAGCGATCGCGACTGCATCCGCAGGCCTTTCCTGGAAACAACCCGTACGTTTTGCCACGACGGCGAATATCAACCTGGCAACCACGGGCCTGACTGCGATCGACGGAGTGACTCCGGTCGCAGGAGATCGCGTTCTCGTCAAGAATCAAACTCTGGGACAGGCGAATGGAATTTACATCGCGGCCGTAGGTTCGTGGGCCGCTGCTCGTTCGACTGATGCCGACTCTTCCGCCGAACTTCAGGGAGGAGTGCTCGTTCCCGTCGACGAAGGAACAGTAAACGCGGATACCGTTTGGATGCTTTCTGGGGATATCGCAACGGTCGGCACAACTGTCCAGACTTGGACGCAATTCGGCGCGGGAGCGGCGTATACAGCGAGTGGAGGAGTAACCCTTACAGGGACTAACTTCACCGCGAATGTCGGAACCGGGATGCTCGTTACGAGTAACCAGATCGTCCCTGACTTTGGTTCTGGCGCGAACAAGGTAATGCGCGCGAAGATCGCGGTCGGGTATGTCGGGACAACGGGGCAAGACGTCACGATTAACCACGCGCTCGCGCTCGCGGTGAAAGAAGATTTCATTGCAGAGTTTTTCGAGGTCGGCGTAGGCAAAGTTCTGGTCGGGGTTTCCGCTACAGACGCCAATAACATCGTTGCTTCTTTTCAGACGACTCCGACGACGAACCAGTACCGCTACCAGATTTTGGGGCTGAGCTAATGTCAGCCGGGCTAAACTACCGCGGTCCGGCCAGCCTGACCGTTCCAGGGCTGATCCCCCGGCAGACGGTCAGCGACCCGCTTTTTCAGTGGCGACGGAACTACGCGAAACGCGGCGGGGCCCCGCTGAATGTCGCGGTTATCGGCGACTCGATTGCGTTCGGATCAGGGACCCCCGTCGGAACTACTCCGGACGTAAACAATTATCTCGGCACGATGATTGTTCAAATTCAGCGAATCTTGAATCATCAGCCGCCGTTCGGGATCCGGCCGGACGAGTACGGTGCGGGAGGGATGAATCTGGGTGCAGGCGGGGGCTACTGCGTGCCGACTCGGCTACAGGGGCAGGGGATCGCTGACCCCTGGCGAATTGGCGCGGGTACGGTCACGTCGGTCAGCCGGGGAATGGGCCTGCGATCGCTGCAAATTAACGCAGCGTCGAGGCTCTGTTTTACGGCCCCGAATGCGACGGGTTTCTTTTGGTGGTACGAAGACGGCGCGTCGAACGTCGGCACCCCAGCAGTATCGATCTACGCAGGCGACTACTCGGCGACTCGCACGGGCATCCTGGTAGACAACTACCCGATGACAATGAACACCGGGCTTGCGCAGTACACTCGAACATTTTCCGGCTCGATCCAACTTCCCGC